ATCATCAGCTTGCATCTGGATCGTTCTTTGCAACTAATATTCCTGATGTTCATCAATTAGATTTCCAAGCAAGAGCAGAAGGTAACATAGACACATCAAATGGAGATCCATTTGGAGAAGTATATCCAAGACCAGATTCATTCTTTATTCACAGACCGTATGACGGCGGCGTACAGTTAGGTACAGGTGGTCCACAACACGGTGCGCAAGCAATACGTCAAAGTAAAAAGTACATTCGTTATCAGTCAGGTAAAGGTATTATGTATACAACTGGTGCGCTGTTTGCACCAAGTTATGACTTACGTAGTATAGAAGCCGAAGATGTAGAAGTTGGCTCATTAATCACTGTTGTATGTGATGACAACGATCACGGCGTACAAGAAGGTGGAATAATACGCTTGCTAGGTGTCGAAACACCGGGATACAACAGTGGTCCTGAAACTGCTGTACCTCCACAGTTTGATTATACTGTGGTTGAAGTAGTTGACGAACGTACATTTAAAATTAGAGCGCAACGTAGATTAGGTGCAACCAGTGCAGTACTAGGCTTTGGCGCACAAATGAGTGTTGTTAGTTGGCACGGTGCTACAGTACGATCAGGTATCTTTGATGATCAGAATGGTATTTTCTGGGAGTTCGACGGTACAAACCTAAGTGTTAATCAACGCACTGGTACTAGACAACTTGCAGGTACTATTGCTATGACAGTTGATCAAAACTTAGTAACAGGCACAAGTACACGTTTCCTTGATCAACTTAAAGCAGGCGATAGAATTATTATTAAAGGTATGACACACGTTGTATCACATGTTAACAGTCAAACAGAATGTACAGTTACTCCGGATTGGCGCGGCGTAGTTGATATACAAGGTACTAAAGCTAACTTAATTACAGATAAAAAAGTTAAACAAGAAAACTTTAACTTAGATAGACTAGACGGTACAGGGCCAAGCGGCTATGAGTTAGATATTGCTAAAATGCAGATGATCGGTATTCAATACTCATGGTACGGTGCTGGTTTTATTGACTTTATGCTACGTGGTTCAGATGGTAACTTTGTATTCTGTCATAGAATGCGTAACTCAAACGTAAACACAGAAGCGTTTATGCGTTCAGGTAACTTGCCTGTGCGTTATGAAGTTACTAATGAAGGTCCTAGCGGAAAACTTTCAGCAGCAATGGATGCTACGCAAACAACTGTTCCACTAGACGATTCAAGTTTCTTCCCAGACTACGGAACAGTATATATTGACAACGAAATTATTACATTTACTGCAAATAATAAAACTACTAACACGCTAACAGGTGCTGTTAGAGGAGCAACATTTACAAACTTCCAAGCAGGTGCTACACGTTCGTACGAAGCTGGAGTAGCAGCAACACACAGTGATAGGACTGGCGTTATATTGATATCACAAACTATTACACCATTAATTAGTCACTGGGGTTCTGCGTTTATTACAGACGGCGGATTTGATGAAGACCGCGGTTATATTTTCTCATACACAGAAACTGGATTAGAACTTACAACAACTAAACAAACAGCATTTATGATTAGACTGTCGCCAAGTGTATCAAATGCTATTGTAGGTGATTTAGGCGAACGTGAACTACTAAACCGTGCGCAATTATTACTTCAGAGTTTAGAAATTACATCAGAAGGTGCACCGGGTGGTACTCCGGTTGAAGGTGGTATTGTTGTTGAAGGTGTTCTTAACCCTTCCAACTATCCACTTGATCCTTCAAGTGTATTTTGGCAAACACTAAGTTCGCAAGCACAAGGTGGTCAGCCAAGTTTTGCACAAATTGCTGGCGGCGGCTCAATTCAGTGGTCAACAGGCGCTGCTGCTGTTACTCGAACAGTAGATGCATATCCGGGTGCAGGCGTAACATATCCTCCATTGTTCAACCTTAGTTGGACAAATACAATTTATATTGACGAAGATGATATTGATTCAGTCGGTGGACCTCCTGCATTAGGCTCTGAATTTACCATTGTTGGTATAACACCTAGTTACAGCTATCAGTATCCGCCCAACAATGGAGGCAGATTTGTTAGAATTTTCCCAGGAACAACAGTAACTGATGTTAGACGAGAAAACAATAATGACAGATATAGAATTAGACTTTCTCAAAGATTTGAAGGTGAGATCCGCGCCACACAAACGTATAGCTTTAGCTTTGGTGAAGATCTTACCAACAGAAACTATGCATACTTAGATCAAGCTAGTTTTGAATCAAGTGGCGCAAGTACAGGAACAGCCGTTACAGGCGGAACAGTTACATTCCCAGCTAACACTGCGGTATCAAGAGTAACACAACTTGAACACGGCGGCGACATTATCTATGAAGTAACATTTAACAACACATTTAGTGGTACACTACTTCAAGCAACCGGTAACATTGAATTTACGTTTGAAGAACCTCCTTTTGCCCAGCCGGGCGAAACAGTATTCTCGTTCATTGCTCAGCCAGGTGAACGTGCAACAGTTGACTTTAGTGAGTTGAAAGAATTAACAAATACACCATTGGGAGGAAGAGGAACATATCCAAATGGTCCTGACGTACTTGCTATTAACGTGTATAAGGTGTCGGGCGCCGCTACTGCTGGTAACGTAATTCTTAAATGGGGTGAAGCGCAAGCCTAAAGGGCTTGTGCAACTTCCCACAAGTTGTCAAACACAAGAGTTTTCTTTTTTAAACTTTTGTATGTAAATCTTTTGTTGAGTAGTTCTTCAGTTTCTTGACCATATCCTGTACGAACTAGTATAGGCTTTGCACCTATTTTCTCTGCTGCTTTAAGGTCACTTATCTTATCTCCTACAAACACACCTTTAGAAAACTTAATTGTAGGATTTTCTTTTTCGCAACGTTTAAACATACCTATATTAGGCTTTGCATACATATCATCTTTGCGACTGCTTGCGCTATAATAAATAGCATCTATACTAGGACATCCTGCTTTACCCAACAAATCTAACATATATTGATGTATATTATCAACATCGTAAGGAGACATGAGCCCTTTTTCAATACCTCCTTGATTGGTTATAATAGCAATTTTATGACCTTTTGATCTTAACAATGCTATTGCTTCTAGACTGCTTGGAATAGGTTCAAACATGGAAGGATTAGTTACATAAGTACCTAGATCTTTATTAATAACACCGTCTCTGTCTATACCGACTACAAATTTATCATAGGAAATTGTATTAGAAACAGAACTTGTTTCGTTACCTACAAACCCTGTTTCTAATATACTTTTAGCCATCTTGTTTACTCTCTGTTTGACTATCTCCTGGAAAAACTCTGTAATTGTCTTCAACACTATCAGGAGTTGAAACTTCAGTAATACTTGAACCTGGAACTAAACATTCTAATTGGTGCGGTTGTAATGGTGGATTATGCCATGTATCGCCTTCGTTCAAAACTTTTTCATACATTTGTGCATTTGTAGTATCAATCCAACGAACAGTAAACTTACCTGCATTTACAAACCAAGTTTCGTCTTTTTCACGATGGAAGTGCATACTAAATTTGGCGCCTGCTTTTTCAAACACCATAATTTTACCACAGTACTTTTCATTAGTGGCCCATATTAATTCATAGCCCCAACCTTTTGGAACAACGCCTTCTAGCCTAGTTGGTTGATTCATTTATGTAATCCTTTATGTTTGTCCATTGCATATCTACTACTGAATTTAACTTGTTTAAATTAGCACATGTATATTCTTGATATTGTGCTTTTAGTTTTTCTGGCATAGGAACATATCTAATATCTGCATTATATTTGTGTGCAATAGCACTACCGACAGTTTGAAAACTAGTCGGGCTACCTGTACCTACATTAAAAATACCTTTAGCATTTACATCAAACATTTTTTCGTGTAGTTTACAAACATCTTCTACACAAACAAAATCACGTTTATACATTTCACTATTTTCAAACAGCGTAATAAATCCATTGTCTTGTGCCTGACGTGTAAACTTAGTATACGGACTTGCCATGTCACCTTTGTGTTCTTCACCATTACGTCCGTATACGTTAAAATAACGGAAACCTTGAATAGTTATTTCAAACTCGTCAATAAATTGATTTATAAATCTATCAAACAAATATTTTGACCAAGCATATGGCGATTGTGGATATAACGGACCGTCTTCGGTAAAATGTGTAGGCTTCATATTGCCATATACACTTGCACTTGATGCATATTGTAAATTAGTACCAAAGTTTTCACACACTTGAGCAAGACGTACACTAAACTCAAAGTTTTGTTCTAGTATTTGATTTACATCTGGATATGTTGTTGAACTAATAGCGCCAGTGTGTATGCACCAATCATAGTCTTCTGTGCTAGGAATAACTCCAGGCTGCCATTCCCAGCCTTCTACATCATGACCTTGCGATTGTAAATACAATGCAATATTTGATCCTATAAATCCTTTATGTCCTGTTACTAATATTTTCATTTGCTTTTCTCTATAATACTGGTAGTACTAAATCCTTCTACAGTAGGTATAATCTTAACTGGTGCTAAATCATGCCCGACTACAGTTTCTACAGTATAATCGCCGCCTTTGACAATCATATCAGGATTTAGTTTTTTAATTAATTCATATGGCGTGTCTTCGTCAAACACAACAACTTCATCTACCCAAGACAACAATTCTAATTGTTCCTTGCGTGTTTTTTCTGTGTTTATAGGACGACTATCTCCTTTGAGGCGTTTTGTACTAGCATCACTATTAATACCTACTACAAGTTTTTCACCTAGTTCACGTGCTTGCTTTAGCAGTGTTAGATGTCCTCTATGCAGTATATCAAATACACCATTTGTAAATATTGTTCGATATTGCAAGTCTTCAGGCTTAACTACATATGTGCCAGTGTGTTTGACTGATTCTGTTGCACCTTTAACTGCTAGTTTAAGACAGTCTTCATAGTTTTTACCTTGACTCATACCGTAAACAAATGTAGCAAGAAAACAATCACCTGCTCCTGTAACATCGTTTACTTCTACAGGATCTGTTTTTATAGTATAATATTCACTGTCAATTTGTGCTATAGTAGGATCACCAGCCGCAGTAATAATTATATTACCAGTCCAATTTGTAAAGCCTAATTCTTCAAACTCTTTACGATTAGGTTTAACTAACCAAGCACCTTGATAAAAACTAAAATGACGTTTAGGATCTACAATTACTTTACAATCGTATTTGTTGATGTGTTCTATAATTTGTTGTGAGTATTCTAGCACACCTTTATTGTAATCACTTAGTATTACAACATCATAAGCTGAAAAGTCTTTTTCGTAAATTTTATTAAGTGCTGTAGTGCCGTCTGTTTTGTAATCTTGATCTATACGTGTAACATAATGTCCGTCACACAATACACGAGTCTTTATACACTTGGGCGATGATAAATCTAACATTTCTACATCTACACTTAAATTCAATAGATTAAGATATACAAGGTGTGCCCCGCCCCATTGTTCCCAACTGTCTTGCTGACTAACAACAGGCACTGGAGCCTCAGGACTCAACCGTGTTGATGTTCCTGTGATATATTTGTCGATAATAATGTCGCCAATAACTAAGACTTTCATAAGTTTATTATACTACATCAGTTATTATTAGTCAAGTAAATCTGTCATGCTAAAGACAGTTTCTAACTTAGCACGGTTTATTTTACTTTGAAGGGTGTTACGTAGGCCTTTGTGTAACGGCATTGGCCAATTACTATAACTAGCCCATGCATAGCCTGTATGTTCGTTATTGAGCACAGGAATAAATTCATCACGTATTACACACAAATATGTATGGAATTGAAAATGTTGATCTGTGCTTATAAAGGTTTCTAGTGGAATTGTTTTTTCAATTGTAGGAATTTGTCCTACTTCTTCTTGTATTTCTCTTTGTAACCCTTCCCAGGGAGTTTCAGAGCCCTCGTTTGTGCCTCCTACAAGACCCCAAACATTTGAACGCTTTCCGTTGTTTCTGTATAAAAATAAAAATCTTTTAGTGTTTAGTGTATAAAAAAGAGCACCACTACAAATAATATTGTCCATACAAATAATTATCCGTAGAGGTCAATCCTCCATGTGCCAACTGGATAATCACCTTCAACACTCATTAACCAAGATCCGTTTGAATACCTATATTGAACACCTGTGTTTAAATTAGTTGTATATGTAATATCTGTTGTAGCACTTGCATCAAATACAATATTCCATTTAGATCCGTCCCATTCTACAATATCATTACCACTAGCAATTAATCCAGAACCGTCAGTGTTTCGCCATGCTTTAGATACTTCTTGAGCATCTTCGTTTCCTACATCATCTAATAGTAACAGTCTAACACCTGATGAACGAACACCTTCGGGGTTGAATCTAGTAGGATCTATAATATAATCTATACTTGTTCTGTCTCCTAATGAACTAGTAATAATACTATCAGAAGGGAAACTGTCTGTGTCCCAATTAATTTGTAATGCTTTTGGATCAAATGGATTTACACTAATTGTTCCGGTAACAGTGTTATTTGAATCGTCAATGCTAGTTAAATAAATTCTACTAACATCTGCAAGATAATTTCCTGGAAGTGCTTCAAATATTTCATTCCAATTTATTCCACCTACAATACCATTTGCTATAAGTTTAGCAGTAAATCCTTCTATGTATACACCGTAACCTTTGTAGTTAACATTAGCCATTTGATCTGTTAAATCAGTTGCAGGACGTCTACCAAACTCATTTTCAGTAATACCCGACTGAGTATAATCATCATATGCATTAACTTCTGGTGTACTTACTCCTGTTTCTATGGTACCTCTATTTTCATCAAACATGCTAGTAATAACATTTGTAATAACACCCATCTTTTTAACTTTAACAGGTGGACTAATATATATTGGTACACTAAATGTTAGAGTAGCAATATCAATTTCTGAGTCTACACCAACAGGAACACTTCTATTAGACCATTGTACACTTTCTAAGTTAACAACTGTAATACTAGTCCAATCAATAAAGTTATCAGTGGTTTGTATTTCTAAACTTGGATTAAACAGTACTAATATTTGCTCTAGAATTTGTAACTTTTGATCTGTGTTTGAAGTCCATATATCTACATTTGCTCGCATCATATACGGAGTTGGTATTAGTCTTTCAACTGTATAATTTGGACCTTGGAAATTAAGGTATTCTTGGTTTAAGTCATCGTATGCACGTTCTCTAATATTAACGGAACGTGTGTAAGATGCATCTGTTAAGCGATCTTTGTCTAATTCAAGTGCAGTAATATACACTGACATACGTGGTGCGCTTGGTAATTTGTTTTCAGAATTTTCTCTAATAATATTAGCAACTTGTCTTGTTAAGTCACCATACATTACTGGAACTTCTTTTGTACTTCCCTTACCGTCTTTAACAGGAAAATTACTAACAATACGCATTAACTGAGTTATGTAGCGTCTTACTTGTCCGTCGTAAAAATGCTGCATTAGTTATCCGCCTTTGGTTTAAGTGCTTTAGATAGACTTTGTCTTTCTTCAACAACTTCACCGTTAATTGTATTAGTATTAGTATTGTTGATAAAGCTAGTTTTCTGTGTATATCTATCTAGTGTATTACTTAGTGTCATACGTGCATCGTCTGTTACTTTCACCCATCTAGTTCCATCATATGTAAACATTCTGTTTGGGAAAAAATCTGTACGCAAATAATAATCTCCTCTAATTGGATTGCGAGGAAATTGTATGCCAAATCCATAAGGTGCACCATTAGGAGTAGTACCATCTCCATAATTCAACAAGTATCCTGTATATCCTTCTCGTTCAGGACGATTTGTAACTTCGTCAGCAGTGTTACTAATATTGCTTGCTTCTAAGTCTTCTTGGTCTGCTGTTTTAAGAGCAATAGTACCATCATCATTAGTTGCTACTGTATAATAATGACTAGTCTCAAATCCTGACTTGGGTGAATCTGCTTCTGCTTGTGCAACTACAGCATTTGAAATTTGCATTTCTTTTTCATATGTTGAAAGTACATCACGGAGCGTAGTATCTGATCCTTCAGTTGCTGGAAGGTCGAGTATTTCTGCGTATTCTTGGCCGTCGTATATTTGCTTTAATTTAAGTCTGTATAAGTGCGGATACCAAGTATGACTAAATCCTTCTGCTGCACGATTAACATCTTCAACAACATAAAAACGTTTTAGTGCCATGTCATAATCATTTAGTGCATACTCGTCTTTTAAGTGAGGAAGTTCTATAACATCACCACTCATAATTTTTCTACCTAACGTTTTGACACTACTTCTAATATGTATAGTCATAAACAGTGTATCATTGCTTAAAAATAAACCAAACTGACTTAGATCAAAATCAATGTCTTGGACATTATATATTGCTCGCATAGTATAGATGTCCGGGTCATACTTGCGATCTCTGTTTTCAAGAAATAACAAATCTTGTATATTAGTTTCTTTTACAGCATCATATGTTGGCTGATCAGCAGTTCCTTCACCTTCTGCAGGATTTTCAGGACCTATGTATTTGTGTATGTTAATATCAGTGCCGCCAACCTGAAACATTTCCCCAATTTGTCTATCTAGGAATTCGTAATCGTTACCGCGCTCTGGTTTATATAAACTTAATCTTGGCATATACATATTTATCGTTAGATAAATACTACGACGGAGAAACCTAAATGGCAAATATATCAACACAGAAACAAGAAATATACGATTATGTTTACGCTATGCTTGGCGGCGGCATGGTTGATGTAGAACTTGACCCTGTACACTACGAAACTGCTTTAAACAAAGCACTTACAAGATTTAGACAACGCAGTGATAATAGTGTTGAAGAATCTTATATGTTTATGCCAACCGTTATTGATCAAAACGAATATACACTACCAAAAGAAGTAGTAGAAGTTCGTAAGTTATTCCGTAGATCAATCGGTTCACGCAGCGGCGGCGGCGATGGCGGCACATTGTTTGAACCGTTCAACCTTGCTTATACTAATACGTATTTGTTAGCAAGTTCAAATTTAGGTGGACTAGCAACATACGATTTCTTTAG